AGGGCAAATAACGGGTGAGGCAAACCGAGATATACAAAAATTGATACAAGAGGAGTTGCGCAAAGCGGGAATTACCGCACTACGCGACAAGGGCGGGGTTGAGTGGGACTTAAGCCGTTATAGCGAAATGTTGGTACGCACCAAACTTACTCAAGCACACAATACGGGTGTTGCAAACAGAATGGTTGAAAGCGGGTACGACTTAGTAGTAGTAAGTAACCACATGGGCGCATGTAAATTATGTGCACCTTGGGAGGGCAAGGTATTATCACTAACTGGCAGGAACCCAAGCCACATAAGCGTAGATATGGCACGGCAGGGCGGATTATTTCACCCGAATTGCCGACACGTATTTAGCCCCTACCACGATAAGTATTTAGATGTAGCCGTGGCATGGGACGCTAAAGCTCAAAAATATAGACCATACCAGCAAATTAGAGCGAGTGTCATTAAGGATAATAAAGCAAAAATACAAAAAGCAGTTACCACAACAAGTTTTGCAAAGGCATACAAAGACAACATACAAGATAACCAAGCAGGGGCTAAATTTGAGTATGGGAGTAAGCAGTACGAGCTTTCCGCTTTTGAAGCCGACCTAGTAAAGCGCCGAGGACTTGAAGTAACCGAAAGTAAGCAAGGTAATCGCTACGGGGCATATAGTGCCGATGAAAATAAACTTATTTACAATCCCAAAACAAGCGACAAACGGACACCAAAAGAAAATGAGCATACTTTTAGACATGAGGTAGGCCACTTTATAGATTACCGCTATAACGACCCGCAACCTATTAAAATGGGCAACAATGAATACAGTAAATTTATTAAGCGCTTTGAGATGTTGAGCAATACCCCAGAATTTAACGAAGTGGTAAAAGCACACGGGGCACAGGTCATTAAAAATAGGATTGCAACGTACGGTATAAAAAACATTAACGATGACAATATACACGACCTGTATTTAGGGTTGAGTGTTGACTTGGGCGGGACAAACTACAAACTACCAGCAAGCCACTTAAAATATTTGCGCCAATACAAAGAGATATTTGCAGACGGGTACGCGCAATTTAAGCTAGACCCAGATAAGGTACAAAAAACAATGCCAGAACTTTATAATTATTTCAAGAAATTAGAAAGTAGTATAAACCTATGAGCGACCCTATTTTTATCACCGACCCAGAGCTAGGCGAAGTAAATATAAAAGACACAACAGGGCTTGTTGAAGCCATAAACAATATACCAAGCGAAGAGACAACCAAGAACGCCAATAAGAATATAGGTAACGAAGACATAGAAGACTACCGCACAGCATGGGAAAATGCAGACGTAGAGGCTATGGAAAGCCTACGAGCCAAACATCCCGAAGACGCACGTTTTAATCTACATTTAATGGTTGCAGGCATAAGTGCAGATGAGGCACAAGATTTTACGGAGCTTAACAAAGCCCACAAAGCACTAGTAAAAGAATTGGGGCTTGATGGAGTAGCCGAGTTTATAACATATTTAGAGCAAGGCAAAGCCACAAAGATAAAAGAGCTAGCCTCAAGACTACCAAAAAATAGCCAAGTAAGAAAGGATATTGAAACTTTACTACCTTATCTTAAATAGGGTATTTTATACACCCTGTAGTAATTACCGCAAAAGTGCGGGAAATAGGGCACTAATCCCCTCCCCCACCGTTATAATGCACCCCTCTTGAGGCTAAATAGTGGTAGACCTATAGCAGGGGAGAGTAGGGGATTATTACAAATAATACGCTTGTAATGGTAGGAAACTACTATAAAATAAAAGTATATGAATGGTACAGATTTTAGAATTTTTTATGAGCAGTTTGGAATTTACAAATTAGCCGAGCATTATAAATTGCCTCCTAGTGAGTTTATCCACTTATCAAAAGATAACCCTACTAGCGATTGTGATGTTAAATATAAAGACAAAGGAATAACCTACGATATAAAAATATCTCACCCAGTTAAAGTAAGTACAAAAAAGAAAAGTTATTATTGGGATTTTAATTTGAGAAAAGTAACAATGGGAAAAAGACACGGCCAAAATAAAATTTATTGTGATTACTTTCTACTTATAGGTATGAAAAACGGAATACCAGACAAAATTTATTTAATACCTTGCTTAAACGCTCCTACAAATCATATACGTATATCTGTAAATGGTGAAAGTAAATATAGCCACTACTTAATATAAACTTAGGGCTCAACAAAACCACTTGCAAAATACTTTAGCAATCTTTACTATATTGTTAAAGCCATTATCAATTTACGTAACGCAACCACGATACGGGGCGAGACAAAACTATGGCAGACGATAAAGACCAAAAAAACAAAGGTGGTCAAGGTGGCGACGACAACGGCGCCGACAAAGGCAAAGATGGTGAGGGTAAAGAAATTATGATACCCAAAGCCCGCTTTGATGAGGTGAACGACCAGCTTAAGGAGTTAAAAACTTGGAAAGAAACCCAAGAAAAGGAAAAGGCAGAAGCGGAAAAAAAGCGCTTGGAAGAGCAAGGGAAATATAAAGAACTTGCCGAAAAAGAAAAATCAAAGCGCGAAGAGTACGAAAAAAAGTACGCCCGCAATGCTAAAATGAACGCCCTTAAGTTAGAGGCGATAAAGGCAGGTACAGTGGACGCCGACGCCGTCGTAGCCTTGGCAAACTTGGACGAGGTTACGCTTTCAGAGGATGGAAGCGTGGACAGCACAAGTGTTACCTCAATCATTGAAAAAATGAAAGCAGGTAAAAAATACCTTTTTGGAGCTGGCAACGGAGGCGACTATAAAAAAAATATCGGAGCAGACGGGGGCGCACCAGACGGAGGTAGCAATACCACACCGACATTTAAGCGCTCACAATTGCTAGACCCTAAATTCTACAAAGAAAATAGGGATAAAATCTTGCAGGCACAGAGGGAGGGCAAGATTGTTGACGACGTAAACCCTCAAACGCCCACTAAATAGGGCATTATTAAAAGTTATTTAGGAGTTACTAAATTATGGGAAACATAGTTAGAGCCGATGTAGTGGAAGTAACACCCGAAATCATCGCTCAAGAAGCACTAGGCGTGCTTAAAGCAAGATTGCACCTTGCGAGAAATGTTACTAAAGAAATGGAAGTTGTTGGAAATCGTGCAACCGACACCGTTAAAATGGGTGCGATTGTCAACATTCCTAAACTGGGCGCAGTTGTTGCGAACCAGAAAGCCGAAAACGGCGATGTAACCATTCAAAATCCAGCAATGGATAATGTGGCTATCACCGTTAATCAGCATTGGGAAACCACGATTGCCGTAGAAGACTACGCGCAGGCAGTTGCAGACCGCAACATTGAGGATACCTACCTTGGCGACATGATTACAGCCTTGGCAGAAAAGATTGAAACCTCAATTGCGGCTCAATTTGCAAACTTTACCAATACTCCTATTGACGCCAAAAGCGCCGATAAGGACACCATAGAGCAGTACGTCTTGCAAGCCAGAAAAACGCTTACAGACAATAGAGCACCTATGGAGGGTCGCTTTGGGTATTGGGATAGTGGAGCTACCAACTTGCTTTTGCAAAATGGTAGATTTACCGAAGTTGCTAAATATGGCAACGGCGTAGCTATTCAAGATGGCGAGCTAGGCAAAATCCACGGTTTTAGGAGCTTTGAGAGTATCTTTGTTCCTAGCGCTGGCTCACCTACCGTTTACTCCAACGCTCTTATGCACCGCCGAGCAATCGTGCTTGCAATGAGACCGTTACCAACACCAAGAGGTGGTGGAGTTAAGGTAGCCGTCATTACTGACCCCGAAAGCGGTTTGGTAATGCGTGCCCTGTACAGCTACAATGCTAATAAACTGGCCGACCAGTTGACACTTGACGTACTCTTTGGAGTTGGCGTCTTGCGACCAGAACTTGGCGTAGTTGTCCAAACGGACTAAATAGGCACTAAACCCTATGGCGGGCGCTACTACACGTAGGTAAAAACTAGCGGTAGTGGGGCGGAAAAACTGCCAAGAGGATACTAGGGACTGCAAAGCCCCTAGTATTCCTTTTCCCCGCCATAGGTAAAATGTTATTATGTAAGATAAATATGCAATACTACTTTAGAAATAAAGAAACCAAAAAAGTATTTTCTCACGATATTACCTCACTAAAACAGCTTGCCGAACTTCAACGAAAGTACGATATGGCAACCCCACAAGAGCGAATAGCTTTTATTAAGGGTATTACCGCCGAGCAAGAGCAAAAGGATAAAGAGGAGCGACAATACGCAAGTAAAAATAACCTACTTAATGTGTACTATATGGCGCCTGTAAAAAATGATGATGGGTACGGTACAACCGCAAAGAACATAAAGGCGCTTGCCGTACAAGAGGGTGTATATTTTGACCTTAAAGCAGATAGCCAGAAAATAGGGTTGTGCTATCACCTACCAAATACCCTACAGCTTGTAAAAACACCCGTAAAAATAGCCTACACAATGTTTGAGACTACCAAATACCCCGCCTTTTGGGAGCCATACCTTAAAAGCGCAGATTTAGTGATTGTGCCTACCCAGTTTTGTGCGGACACAATGCACGCCACTTTTGGGATAATGCCAGAGGTAGTGCCATTAGGATATAACCCAGAGGCTTTTTACTATCTTGAACGCAAACAAAAAGAAGTGTTTACATTTTTACACTACGACGCTTTTAAGTGGCGCAAGGGTTGGGATATACTCTTTAATGCTTTTAATGCCGAGTTTGGCGAAAAAGACGGCGAGCAGGACGTACGGCTTATCTTAAAAACCACCCTTTCATTTACCCCACCACTGCATGAATACCCGAAAATAAAGGTAATTAAAGGCCGAATACCGCAAGGCGAAATGATGGATATAATGAGGCAGGCAGATTGCTTTGCATTTCCAACGCGCGGTGAGGGGTTTGGATTAACCCCACTTGAGGCGATGGCAACAGGCATGCGGGCAATTGTCCCAAATCATAGCGGAATGAGCCACTATTGGCATAAAGATTATTGCTACAACCTTGAGACAAACGAGGTGCGGGCAAAATATGACAATATAGAGCTACGAGGGCTAGAGCTTGGTAATTACTGGGAGCCGACGGTAGAAAGCACCAGACGAGCGCTACGGCAAGCCTACAATGATTGGAAAGCAGGGCATTACTACGATAACCAAAAAGACATAGCCGAGTATTGCAAACAATTTACAATACAGGCTACAACAAAAAAACTATGTGCAATCCTTAAAAGGTTTGTATAGAATGATTGTAAAGGGCATTATAAATTGTCTATACTAAATGTATGTTAAACGCAATACCAACACACCCAGAGGCAAATAGTTACCTCACTTTAGCCGAAGCCGAGGACTTAATGCTTAATCGTACAGCTATGATTGCAGAATGGGGGGCGCTTTCTAACAACCAAAAGGAAAAAGCGCTTATTATATCTACACGGCAAATTGATACGCTACGTTTTTTCCATGAGTTGATTTACCGAGTACCACAAGACTACCGAGGCAAACAAGCCCTTAAATTTCCCCGAACCAATGCCCGTACATTTAGCGGAAAAGTAGATAGCAACAGCACCAACTACTTTATTGACGCCGACCTTGCCAACAGGCAGGACTTACCAGATGACTTTTTCAACAAAGGCGCAGTAGTAATTTATTCAGGCACAGGAAAGGGTAAAACCTATGGTGTAACTGATTTTGACATGGCAACGGGTAAAGTTACGATTGATGGCACTTTTAGCCCCGCAATTGATAGTACAAGCTGGTACAAGCTCATTGAGGCTGTCCCAGTTGAGGTAAAGTATGCGTGCCTTGAGCAGGCACTTTATATTGCAAATGGTGGCGGGGAGCGTGCCAAAATGCAAGCCGAGGGCGTGGAAAGCTATAGCATTGGCGACCTTTCCGAGAGTTTTGGAGGCAGTAATACGCTTGGAGGCTTTAACTTGCCAATTTCACCAGAAGCAAGAGGATATTTAAGCAGGTTGATTACAATTATAGGCGGATAATATGCCAGTACAAAGCTATCTAAACCAAACAGTAACAAAAAAGGCAACTGCAAGCTATGATGTTTACGGAAAACCAGTAGCAAGCGCGCCTGTTAGTGTGCGGTGTCGTATTCAAAATGCGAGTAAAAGATTGATTGTACAAGGCAACGGTGTAGAGTTTACGGTTGACGCCGAAATGTGGGTAAAACCTACCGAAAGTATCGCGCTTGATGACGTTATAACGTGGGAAAGTACCAATTATAAAGTTGTCCGAGTAGATACAAAAAAGGGGTTGACGGGTAACACCGACCACAAAAAAGTATTACTCATTAGGACAAAAGAATAATGGCACTTAAAATTGACATTGATGACAAAGACTTTCAGGACTTGCTAAATAGACTTGGCAAGTCTTTTGACGATATGGGAAAGCGGGTACTAATGGAAATGGCAGACGCTTTGCTAGTCATTTCCCGTATGGAAGTGCCCCACGATACGGGCAATTTGTCAAAAATGGGTAATGCGTATTGGGATGGCGACGGGAGCGCCGTAGCCTACAATACTGATTATGCGGCTTATATGCACGAGGGCTTTGCAAAAAATAGTAAGACGGGTAAGCTCATGGTAGTACGAAACTACCAAAAGGGCAGAAAAAAGAAGTATTTAGAAGACCCGCTAAAAATGAATATAAGCAAGTGGACACAGATAGCAGAGCAGGAATTAGCAAATTTATTAGGCGGTTAAAATTATGGAAAACTTACTAGACGATTTAGCATACTACCTACAGCAACAGGCCGTAGGGACGATGGGTAGCACTATCTTTATTTCAGGCTTTGCAGGGAGCCAAGATAACCAAGTAGCATTAGTGGCAACTGGCGGGGTTGAGCCATACAAAGATATACCCATTAAACGGCCAACCGTGCAAATTTTAGTACGCAATACCGATTACAAAGCGGGGCTCACGAAAGCCTACGACATATTTAGACTGCTTGATAAAAAAGACGATAGATTAGTGCTTAAAGCAGGTGGTACGGACGTAATGCAAATTAACGCCTTGCAAGAGCCTACATATTTAGGTCAAGATGAAAATAGCCGACACTTGTTTACGTGTAATTATGTATTTATGTGTAGATAACTTATGCCAATTATCAATGGGTATTTATGCAAAGAGGTACGCTGTCAAGGGGAATTACCAGACGGGAATACGTGTAATACCTTACTTGGGTATGAGGCTATAGCACAAGGCGGAGTAATCTTTAAGTGCCCGCGCTGTAATAAAATAACTTCTATTTTTACCAACATTCCTAAAAAATACCGCGATGAGGTACTAGACGACTACGCCAAACAACGCAAAGCTATTGAGGAGGCACGAGGCAAAAGAAAGCCCCTAACCTCACTTTTTAATGAGTAGCATTTTTAGCGAAGAGTTACTACAATGAAAGTATTACTAGTTAAACCATAAGAAAGGGAGGTGAAAAAACAAAATGGGAAACACACAAAATATCAAGATTGGAGCTTGTAAAGTGCTTTTTAAGGGTGTTGAACTTGGGCATACAAAAGGTGGGGTTACTTTAACCTACACACCAGAGTTTGCTAAAATCACTGCCGACCAGTGGGGCGAAACACCAGTTGACTATGCCTTAAACGGTGAAGAGTGGCAAATAACGGTACGTCTTACCGAGGCGCAGATTGCGACCTTGAAAAAGATATTTCCGATGGGCACACTTGCGGGAAATAGCGACGGGCGCCTTACAATGGGTAAAAATGCAGGTGCAAGGCTTCTTGCCGAAGCTGGGCAACTGATACTACACCCATTAGCCAACGATGATACCGACGCGTCCGAGGATGTAGTTTTTTACAAAGCTATAGCTTTTGACGAGGTGGAGGTTGAGTATACCAACGAAGACCAAAGAGTATATGAAGTACCCTTTATCGCTCTTGTTGATACAACCAAGGCCAACGGGTCATGGCTTGGGCACGTAGGCGATAGCACCGACTAAATAAAATAGTTGCGCTGTTATCAATAGAGGCTTGGGGAGTGCTACCCCATGAAAGCCCAGATAACAATTTTTAATATGATAGAAAAACAATTAACCCTAGCGGGTAAAAAAATAACAATAAAAAAACTTCCCATAAGGAAGCTAACTAACGTAATACAAAGACTTTCAGGGCTACCAGAAGACCTAAAAAGCCAAATTGCCAACCTTGATAAGGAAAGCACCGAAGAGACTTTAGCGAAAGCACCTATGCTTATTGCTAGTGCATTACCTCATATTGCCGATATTGTGGCTTTAGCTTGCAACAGCGATGACATAACGGTAGATTTTTTGCTTGATGATTGCGGAATTGACGACGCAATGGAGCTTGTAGTAGCTCTAATTGAGCTTAATAACATTAAGTCAATCCTAGACAACGCAAAAAAAATGCAAGCCCTGTATCTAAACAAGCCCCAGAAGACACTAGAGGCCGTGAAGAGATAAGCAACGAAATTGAGCATTGGATACGGGGCATTGTCCATAATTTAGCTTATTACTACCATTGGAGTAAGAGCGAGATTTTAGACGACACCTACCTTGATGAGGCTATTTATTTCCGCGACATGATTAAGCGGAATATCCTACATGCCGACTACAAAGCTATTATTGTGTCCTCATACCCCTATTCCGATAAAAATTTACAGCGCTCCGTAATACGTGATATTGAAAACCAATTGAGAAAACTGGACGAAATGTATAACATGAATAATAGAGATGATAATATGCCCGAAAAGGGAGCTTTTGATAAGTTGCGCAACTTAATGGGGCGCAGAGTAAAATAAACCTATGGCATTTCCAAAAAAACATATTCCTTGGAATAAGGGAATAAAACTAAACAAAGAACAAAAGGAACGGATAAATACAGATGGTTTATTGTTGGGGCATTTAGCGGGCAAAGATAATCATAATTGGAAAGGTAATAAGGCTGGGTATCATGCAATACACTTATGGATAAAGCGCAATTATGGAAAAGCAAAAGTATGTATTAAGTGCAAAAGCACGGAAAATGTAGAGTGGGCTAACATATCTGGCAAATATAAAAGAGATATTTTAGATTACATACAATTATGTAAAGCATGCCATTGTAAGTATGACGATTACGTCAATAAGGCATGGGAAACAAGGAGGGGAAACTATGCTTAATGCAGGCGCAGTAATCGCTAAATTCAAATCAGACTTAACCGACCTCAAAAGTGGTGTTGGTGAAGCAAAAAGCATGATGGGCGGATTGAAAAGTAGCGCCTCAAAGTTTGGTGAAGAGCTAAAAGATAGCTTTAGCGGGTTTATGAATACCGTTAAAATCATTGGAGCCGTAGGCGCTGGTGCATTTACCCTATTTGCAAAATCAGCTATTGACCTTAAGAGCGAAACCGACAAGGCTAATATCGCACTTGGCATAATGAGTGAGCGCTTTGGACAAAATGCAACAAAGGCACGGGCACTTGCCGATATGCTAGGAAAGGATTTAAGAATAGGTACAGGAGCCGCGAGCGAGGGCTTGCAAAACCTCATAAAATCAGGGCTCACCCTAGACCAGAGCGCAGACCTACTTAAACGGTTTACTAACGAGGCCATAACGGGAAAATCAGAAAGCATAAGCCTTGCCGACGCTGTTAAAAACTTGACGTTTGCGTACGCTACAAACAACAGCGCATTAGGCAATATGAGTGGTATTTCCGAAAACTGGAGTAACATAACCGAAAAGGGAAAGTTGGTATTACAAGGCTGGAATGGCACAGCAAACGAAAGTGCGGGTATATCAAAACAACTTGCAACCCAGATTAAGGCGTACGAGGATAGCTTAAAGAAAAGCGGTAAGACGCTAACCGCAAGCGATGACGAAATGGCAAAGTATGTAGGCTTATTACAGCTTACTAACCTTACAATGGGCTCAAGCGAGAAATTCCAAGGAACCTACACCGACAATGTGGCAAAAATGAACCTTAAAATTATTGAGTTAAAACTTGCCCTTGGTACATTACTGCAAAATGCGCTTAACCCGCTTGTGCAGTGGTTTACCAATAGCGGAATTATTGACCGAATGACGGCATTTATTGAGATGATGGGCAAATTAGGAACGGCAATAGTTGGTTTATTCCAAGGAAAAGATACAACCGCACAAATTCAAAGCCTCATACAAGCATTTACTGGCGCCGACCCCTCAACCGCAAAAGCTATTGCCGACGCTATAGCGTGGTTTGTTGCACAACTTAAAATACTTGGCGAGTGGATAGTGGCAAACAAAGAGCTTGTAATTACTTTCCTACAAGGCTTGGCTATTGCGCTTGGAGCCCTCATTATCATTGGCACAATAATAGGACTTCTTAATATGCTATTTAATCCTATTACCTTAATTATTCTTGCAGTAGCCGCACTTTTTACCGCATGGAAAACTAACTTTTTGGGTATCCGCGACTTGGTAGACGGTGTTGTTACTTTTTTAAGCGGACTATTTCAGAGCTTTGCAAATTGGTTTAAGGAAAATCAAGACTGGATAATGCAGATTGCCAAAGGTGCTTGGGAAATAATCACAGGCATATTTAAGCTGGCATTTACCTTAATTGGTGGTGCGCTTAAGGTTTTTGGGCAACTTTTAACGGGTGATTGGAAAGGCGCACTAGAAACGGTAAAACAAACCGCAAAAAGCGCATGGGACGCCGTAAAGCAAATTATTACGGGAATACTTGACGTTATCATAGGCAACATTAAGCGCTTTGCAGGCGACATGATAGGGCAACTTGAGGCTCTATGGAATAAAGCCAAAGAGATAGCAGGCAAGATTAAAGACGCATTAAGCCAAATATCACCATTTCACAAATCAAGCCCAAGTTTAGTAGAGTATGTACAAATGGGCACGGGCATAATTGAGGATACCTACCGCAAATTATCCGATAATTTATCAGGGTTTGACTTTAAGAGTGGTTTAATGAGCTTGACAGGCGCCGACCTTGCCAAGAGCCTTACAGGAGCCGTAGCAGGGGCAAGTAATGGCGGGGCGACGGTCAACCAGAATATAACTATGAACGTACAAGACCGCACAGACGCCGAGTTTATAAATGACCGATTAGCATTTATGTATAGAAACAACAACCTATGATAACTTCTATATTGTGTAATGGACTAACGATAGGTACTTGGGAAAGCGGGTACTTATTTAAGAAATTAACAGGGTTTGATTATCCAAGTGTACGGTTGAACGTAAAAGACATGGGGAATTATCACGGGGCACGGTATGGTAGTGCTTACTTTGGTGCGCGTGTTTTGGGGATTGAGGGCGAAATAATCGCAGACGACCCAGAAGACTACGAAGACAAAAGACGGGCACTAGGGCAGGCTTTCACTATTCTTAATGGCCTACAGCGAGTAGTATTTACGACCCGTGCAGGACTTGAGGTAAAAGCCGATTGTATCGTAAATTCACGCCTTGAAATGCCTTATGAGGCAGGGCAAATGCAACGGGGCAACTTTAGAATTGAGCTTATAGCGCCTTTTCCATTTTTCTTAAGTAGTACGACCTCAAATACTAGAGTGTATATTTTTGAGGGTGCAGGCGGACAAGTGCCAAGCGAAATACCTTTTGACTTTTCAGGCGGAAGCGCAGGAAATGTAGATATAAATAACCTTGGAAATGTAGACGCTTACCCGATAATCAGGCTTTACGGAATAATGAACGACTCCGTTATTAAAAATAACACCACAGGGCTACAACTATCTATTGACTACAATTTAGCAGGTGAAGACGACTACATAGAGCTTAATACATTTTTACATACCGCAAAACTTGCAAACGACACAAACGTATTTGATAAAGTAAGCGGGGATTGGTGGACGCTACGACCAAACATTAACAATATCGTATTAACCGCCTCAAGCTATGGAGCTGGGGCAAGAGCCGAGATTATATACGAATATCACTATTTAGGCGTCTAATTTTATGAAATTTAAGGTATTAGTACAAAACAGTGCAGGCGATAAAAAGTGGGAAGTGCCAATACCAAATTGGAGCTTTACCGAAGAGTTAAACAAAGACCGTAGCGCCACTTTTGATATTGACGAGCAGGTGGTTAAGGCTGTAGCCGATATTTATAATCAAACTGTCCCTTTTATTTTTTATTCAGAATACCGAGAAATTTATATTTTTGATGAGAGCAATAATCGTATTTACGGCGGATATGTGGCCGAGCCAAACGTATATTGCGACGCAAACGGGTATAAAAAAAGGACAATTACAAGCAAAGGCTGGTTATCACTACTTGAAAAAAGGCTAACTAACGTGCCAACCGATACGAAGCGGGTATATACCGCACAGCATGCAAGCGATATTGCATGGGATTTAATCAATTACTCACAAGGATTAAGCTATGGGAGTTTAGGTATTACAAGGGGTGCAGACCCCACAGACGTAGCTAATGACCGCACCTACCGCTACGAAACGATAAAACGGGCAATTGAAAAACTAACAAATAATGAGACCAAGGACGGTATAGATGTAGAGATAACCGCCCAAAAGGTATTTAATGCCTACTATCCAACCAAAGGGCAACAGCGCCCAGAAATTGCGCTAGTTGAGGGCTTTAATATCTTTACATACA